GTTTCCCAGTCACGATCTGATGGAGCTTTGTGCATTTCCTCGATGCACTCTTCACGAAATTGGTGTATTAAATCTACAAATCTTGCAAAAAAATCATACTGCTGTAGAGCTTTAATATCATTTTGTATCTGCATATTTATTATTCAGGTATTTGTATTAGAGGAACTTCAGAGAGTATTGATTCTTCGGGAAGTGTAGAGTTAAAAATATTTCTACGAGCATCTATACTAAATTGCAACCTAGTAGGCAAGGAGTTAATTCTATTTTCTGGCTTTGGATTCATCATAAAGTTTACAAAATGCTCGTGTATATCTCTAAAGTTTGGCTGAAATGCCTTACGAGCAATACCGCGCTTACCACCTCTTATTTCTGATGGTTTCCCAGTTAGCATATTTCGATAATCTCGCATATAGCCTGTACCAAGAAATTCTGCAACAATTTTATCTTTATCTGCTATTGCATCAAGATAAAATTTTATTTCGTTTACTTCATTATTTGGCAATCTATTTCTTTGCAAATAATCGTCATAGCTTCTTTTTGTAGCTCCAGTTTTTTGAAATAAGCCTACGCCTCTTTCTTTAACTTCTCCAGGTTCTAAATACTCTAATTTATTTATATCAAAGCTATTATCGCTTTCATATTTTATATTTCCATAAAGAATAGCTTTAAAATCATCTGGAATATTAAAAGAATTTAGAGCATCAATTACTCGTTGTTCTCTAATATCTCTAGCTCTAGCAAACGAAAAATCTGTAGTAGTTTGATTACCTATCATTCTATTGCTGCGGTGCTTGCATTTGTGCAGGTTCAGTTCCAAGTCTACCAATTTGTGCATTTTGCATTTGCTGTAACTGGAATGTATACTGAGAAGAATACTTTTCGATACGAGCAGCAAAAGACTGATCTGCCTGAAGCCTTTGAGCAATATCTGGCTGTTGTACATATTGCTGTATTAACTGCAATGCAATCTGCGCTCCATTAGGTTGTGCATTTACTTCAATACCAGAATATATCTTAGCAAGATCATCTGTAACTTTCTTAACTATTTGTTCTTGTGCAACTTCTGTAGGTTGTAAGATGCTGTCTGCAAGAACCGGGTCAATAGCATTAGCAACTGTATCGAGTAGTCTATCGATGTTAATCCTGCCACTACGATCCATTTGTGTAAGTGCGACGATTTGCTCAAGTTTCTTTTCCTGAGACTCTGTATCCGAATTGAGGACATCGTAATTTACAACAATATCAAAGTTTTCTTCTGCACTACCCTTATCAAATACTTGGGGGTCTGGAAAACCAGTAACTCTAAAGAATATAGAATCTGGTCCAAATCTTTGAAAGCAACGATAGCACATCCGTAAAACCTCTGCAGAGTGCTGTAAAAACTTATCTACCAAGAACTGTTGTCGAATCTGGCTAATTTGAGATCTTTCATCTAAACCGCAAAGTCTATCTGCTTGAGCTTCCATTGTTTGTTCTATTTCAATAGAACCACTATTTAACGAAGGTGCAGGTGCAAAATCTAAGTCACCCTTTCTGCGATATGGAATCATTCTACCCGGTCCCCAGTCTGTGGGAGCTTGACCTACTGGGTGCAGTATTGGTGGCAATGTAGCAATACTATTTCTATCAATTCGAGAATCACGTTCTACTTTAATTTGATTCTGTATTCCTCGCAACACATCTGGAATAGTTGGTGTATCATAAAGACGCTTACTATCTTCAGATAGCTTTGTAACAACTACTGGATAATCTTCATAACCATTAAGCAATTCAAACTTAGCATATCCAGGAGCTAAGTCGTTGCCACTAAAGTCTTTGTGAAATACTGTGCAGTATATACCTTCAGATCCGTCTTCCTGATCTATAAGTCTTTGATAACCATAGACTAACTCAATTAGATCATTTGATTCATATGCACTATTATTTAGCGTAGAATTACGCGAAAGGTTTTCTTCACGATTTGTAACATCAATACTTATGCCTCGATAGTGACCAATAACATAATCTACAAAATCCTTGTTCCAACCATCTGTAACTACTTTATTTTCAAGCTCTTGTGGAGTATAATATGTTCTCCAAAAGCAATATGGCGCACGTTGCGGGTCAGTTACATAGGATGGAAAGAAAAAATCGCCATCTGGGGCTAATGTTTTTACTTCTGGAGCATCAATTTGTCTTCGTACTACTGGTAATTCAGCTACACCTGTTTCTTTTAGGTCTTTTAGTGCTTTTTTTGCTCTAGATTCGCTTATTCCCTCAAAAGCAGCTTGAATTAATGCAGTTATTTCACCATCTGCTAACCCAGATACAATAGCTTGAGCTAATTCTGGGCTATTTTGTGCAATTTGCTCTATAGATAGCTCTTGAAGGAATCTTCGATCCTCTCGATGCCATCCAACATAAGTTAAAAGTATGCCGCGCTCTAAAAGATAGTTTGCTCCTAGCTCCATCTCTCTTTTGAAGCGAGGAATGTATCCACTTGATACCATCCATTTTAAAAACCCAGAAACAACGACTGATCTTGCAATATCTCCTGCTTCAACCGGGAAAGCTCGAACATTTGCACGATTAAGTGCAGACATAAACAAAGAAACTAATCGAGTTATACGCTCATCAATAGTATGAGCCTCCATATCGGCAGCACCTTCCCAGGGAAATGCGTCTGATCCGTGTTTTCTATGATCTCGGCTCTTACCTGCCCAATCGTTTCGCCTGTCATCATACGAATTTCGGCAGAGATCAAAATATCCTTCTAAATCTATTACTGTTTCACTATATGCGTTTCGCAAAGTTTCTATACTCGGCTCTTTGCTTACGTAAGTAAGTCCTTCGTAGTTTGACTGACTATTCATAAAATTTTAAATTATGACTTCTTGGGGTTTTTATCCAATGATATTTGGCTTCTGGTCCAGTATTATCTGCTTGTATGTAAATAATTTTATTTGTTAACTGGTTACGATAGCGTATAGGAACTCTTACAGGTACTTTTTGTGTTAGTTCTTTAATATAGGCTATAACATAACTTTTATTGGGTGCAGGTTTTAATACCTTACCCCTATAGATTATATCAATAGGAACAAGGTCGTCAAAGAGTGCCTGACCCTCTTCATTAATCCAAGTGTTCTTACCTGTTCCTGATACCATTGATTCATCAAATTGAAAATCAACTATATCTTTTGCTTCACTAAAATGAATGCCGTATTCTCTGCATAAATCTGTTAATCTTTTCTTAGCCATTAGTAGCCCCCTTGTGTGTTTTTGGTCGCAACTAAACTTGCGTCCGTTATATGATCTGGACCTTCGCCAGAATTAGACATCCTTAAATATCGTATTACATCAAAAAAATCTTTCAAAGCCTCGTCTGCTTTACCACGAGCATTATAATTTATTAAACTGTCAATCAAATTGCCACAATCTTCGTGAATATAGCACATAGGTTGGTTTGCTTCGTCTATATCAAAATTTGGATTGTAATTAAACCAGTCATCTAAAGCACTTATGCCCATTTCTTCTCCTCGACCGTCTGATGGAACAAAGTGCATACCATAATCATAGAAAGAAGTAAATAGATCATCATTGTTTTCATTTTCTCTAGCAAAATATCTAGAGTCACCAATCCTTTCTATTACTTCAATATTTAAATCATCTTCGATCTCTTCAAATAATTCGACGTATCCTACGACATTGTATCCAATTTTTTTAGAAGCAGGTCCATATTTCCACTTGGGGTCACCAAAATTTGCCCATTCACCATATGTATTGCGGTCGGGCCATTCTCTTCGTATGTAGACTTCACCTCTTTCATTAACTGCAGCCCATATTGCGACATAATTTCTTGCCCCGGCGGGATCGACCACTTGATAGCAACTAAAGAGTCGTTGATTGGAAATATCTGGAAAGGCTTTTCCGTATTTGTTTGGTTTATCAGATAGTACATTGATCTCTGTATTAAACAATGGTAGCAGAGATGTCATTGACTTTACTGGTACTCCATAAGCACGAACTAATATATCCTCTGGACTTCTACCTTTTAAATCCTTTGCAATTCTAGAATATCCACCAAACGGATTTTCATCTGAATGCAAATATATAATAGCAGCATCTCTGTCTGGGCTATATTGTTTTACTGGAACTTCTTGATCATTAAGAAGTTCTGCAGGTTTTGTCTCTGTTGTTTGTATATTTTTTAGGTAATCAGAAATAAACGGGGTATATCCATCGATAGGAGTAAACCCAATAACCATCTTAGAGTTCCTGGTAGCTAGTCGAAATCTAAGAGTATTGACTAAAGTTGAGTCCCCAAGATATTCATCGAGCCAGGCTCCTATATTTAGTTTGCTAGGTTTGTTAAAACCAAACTCAAATCCTTCTAGCAATGTATGATTGTTACTAAATTGGGTGTAAGTCTTGAAGTCTACTCTAGTTCTAGTATCTGGAAAAATAAAGCTACTACCAGTAAAGCCATTTTGCATACTATAATTAATATATCCTTCAATACTTTTTGTTTTCTTTTTAAATTCTTTGGGCATCATATCCCATATTGCGGCTTGCTGTACCTTAACAGATGTATCTGCGTTTTGACTGAAGCATACTATATGACCATCCATATTACTAACTACGGATTGCATCACTAGCTTTGCACACCCGGTAGTTTTGCCACTTCTGTTACCCCCTAGAGCCAGAACTTCATTACATTCTTCAAGACCATCTGAGATTCTTTTCCAACCTACCAGATCAAAGCCGTGACGTATAGGGTCTTCTTGCGATGCTTTGATTCGACCCTCGTGACTTTCGTACAAAGACTTGAGCAGTTTAGGATCATTCTCTGCAAGTAAAACGATCTCTTCGTCTGAAGGACAGCTTAGAAAAGGATGATCTGTAAAAACTAATTCCACACTACTCTTCCTCTTCCTCTTCGTCGTCCCATTCTATTTCAATATCTTCGTACTCATAAGAGGCGTTGATCTCTTCTGCTGTTTCTTTTATCAGCATTTTTGCAATACGCATATTTGTATAATCGTAATACAAGTCTCCATTTTCATCCATTACTATAAAACAGTAATTTATAAAATGCTCTCCTAGTATGCCTTTTATTTGATCATAGATAGGATCAAACTCTGAATCTAGTATAGAGTTACCCATCAATAACCTCCTCTACCTTTTTTAACTGCTCGATTCTTTCTCTGGCAGCCTTAAGAGTATCTTCGTAATCCTCTTGTGTAACAGCGTTTCTGTTTTCTGTAATAGCACTTACTTCGCCTCTAGCTGTCAAAGCCTGTCTACTTGAGTTTATCTTAGCAATGCTTATGTCTTTGATGTCTTTGGCTGTAGGCTCATATTCTCCAGTTTGCATCCTTTCGCGAACTACTTGAATCATATCTTCTTCTAGGCTTTCTAGATTCATATACGATCTAGCAGATAGCTTACCGCCCAGTTCTCTGAACTGATGCTTGTGGTCAGCATAGTCTACCAGGACATTTATAACTGTGTTCCTATTGTAGTTGCACTTTCGGACTATCGAAGTTTGCGACAAACCTAATGCAGATAGATACAGTATCTTAGCTACTTTTTCTGGGTTGCTCCTAGATATGCTATTTGCCTGTCTACCTTCTTTTTCTGCAGCTATCTCCATAATGGCATCGTTGATATAGCTCATCAACTGCTCTTTTTCTTTGGAGTCTTCTACAATGCTATCCTCTTTCATTTTTGAATAAGCCTTGATCAATTTTGATCAACCAATACCAGATATAAATATAATAAATATAAAGCCTTATGTATAATAAACAAGACCAAGAAGAACGAATAGAAACAAGGATTGATATGATTCGTAAAGAATCCAGAATCCTTTCCTATAAGATAGAGCGTATGCAAGAGCAACGCATTCAACTGCAAGACGAAAAAAGAAACTGGATGGAGCTT